CCAAAAACAACCACCATTGAGATAAATGCAATTATGAATCCCATCTCACTACTTTCATTTGGTGGATTGCTAGGAATAGGAGCTGGAGGTATATAAAAACGATCATCACTGCCGCTATTACTAACGCCCTGTCTTGTAGTTGGTTTAGCATTTTTCTTCGTTGCCATGCCACCACCCTGTCCTTTGCTTCCTGTTCCAGTCTTTCCTTTTCTTGCTCCTCATTGAGTCTTGCATACTCTTCTTCAAACCTTGACCACACTGCACCCAAGGCTGGGTCAACTTGATAGATCAGGAATTCTCTTAGCTCAACTGACTGTCTCTCCAATTCGATTTGGTTGAAGACATTATCAAGAGCCTGCGACTTGAGAGATTTTGTTTTTGGAGGGTTGCGCTTTTGCTCTTCTGCTTCTTTCTTTACTTCTTCATGCGCCTCAAAAAACTGACCTATGAAACCCGAAATTTCTTTTGTTATCTTTGCCAGCTCACCACCTGTTTGCTTTATGTCCTTATAAAGCGCAACGCCTGTCTTTATTTCACTAATAGCAGCTAGGGCGGCGGTGAATGGGTCCACATCATTTGTCTTGCTTGCTGTCTAGTTTGTCAAAGATCTGCTTCAAGATGGCCTTGATCTCTGCAATGTCAGATCGGTAGTCATCCTTTTGCACATAGCTGTGAGGTAGGTCATTGACCTTGTCATCCAGCTTTTGTATTGTGCGGGTCATGGAGTTAATGACGTATGCCGCCAAGAATCCAGCGACACCGATAACCAGGTTGAAGAGCTGCTGGTTATCCATTTGTCACCTCATCTGCTGGTTCAGGTGTGTTGCCCTCTGCAAGCCATGCAAGGTAAGCTTGGTAGTCGGTGTTAGCGGGGTCAAAAGGTATAAGTGTGTTGTTTACAGTGTTTATAACCGATGTAACTTCAGTTCCAAAAATAGGTTTTGTTAATTGATACATTTATAACTCCCCTGAAAGTGCAATGAAAGCAGTTGTATCATTATTGGCAACTAATAAATAACATCCATATAAAGTTAATGTATTGGCAGTAGTTGGCTGCCATAAATATGTTGTCGCACCCGCATATGAAGCACCAACAGCCGTTATAGCGGTAAAAGCGCCGTTATACATGGCCAAAGAGCCGCCATAAGATAAAGTTGGGGTTGTTCGCATAACAACAGGATGGTTAATATTAACACTTGATCCATTTGTATTATTAGCAACTCCGCTACCAAATGACTGATAAGCAGTTCCTGCTTGATTTTTATAGTAATACCTCTGACAAAGCTGGAGTTCAGTGGTGTAAGGTCTGTAATCAAAGCTAGTTGCTGTTGAGCCTTTTTCAAGCTGTACGCCTGTGATATAGAACGTAGCGCCTGATGTGCCGACTACTGATTGCTGTCCAGTTACATTTGTATAGTACGTTGTTCCCCAAGAGCCAGCAGTTCCACTAGCTGACGCACCAGCACCCAAGCCCCAAATAACGCGAATACCAATTCCATTTGTTGTAAGCCAAGTTCCTGTCGTGTCTCCAGCAATAGTTATTGTTTTTTGTTCCCATGTATTTGCCGCAGAAACTGTATAGCTAAATACATACACACGATTTGCCGCGCTGTTTGATAATGATCCACCAAAAGTTCCAGTTAACGAACTACGCACCCAAAACGAAAGAGTAATTGGTACGGCAGACGCTGTACCCCAAGCAAAATCTGCAACATTTAAACCTTCTATTGGTTGACCAAAAGCGAATAAATCACCAGTAAGTACAGAATATGCGGAGGTAGATGTGTAACCAAGATAATTTATATATCCCGCTGGAGGTGTAACTGCACCAGCATTTTGCTGGACTGTTGTTTTTCCAGTTTGTGTTGCGGCGTAATAAAACCTATCTAAGTTAAAAGCACCACTTACAGCAGTAACACTAGCCCCCGCATTCCTTTGGTCAATCACCATTGCACCATTGATAATGCGGTTCTTGAATCCCATAGAGCTGGACGCATTAAATACATCAGATCCATTAACTCTGGCAGTTACTTCTCCAGTACCTTTGCTAACCAACTTCATACCAATATTGGTGTCATCACCCGATGCGGTCAATGTTGGTGTACCGCCAGTAGCAGCATTAGCAAGTGTGACTTCATTGACAGCAGATGCTGTTGCCGTAACTTTCAGCAGCTCATTGCCGTTAGTGTCAATGACATCGCCAACCAGCTTCAGTTTCTTGCCTGATCCAATATTCAAGCCAACTGATGTACCAGTACCAGCAGCCGCAAAGATAGCGTCCACGCTATCTAAGTCGGTATTGATCTTTGTACCCCATGTGTCTGTTGACGCGCCAACCTCGGGCTTCGTCAACAATAGGTTTGTGGTGGTGGTATCTGCCATTCTTTAATCCCCTTTACGCGGCCTCTTGCCAAGTGATTGAATTGTCCGACAAATCAGTCCAACTTTCTGATGTGTCTGAAACTGGCGTCCAGCTCTCAGTTGAATTCGCAACTGGCGTCCAGCTCTCTGTCGTATCTGATTCAGGCGTCCATGACTCGGATGTGTTTTGAATTGCACCCCATCCAAAGCCAATCATTATCCCAACAGCGCCAACAGACTCAACGCCAATTATCCCTATGGATATGACATTTGATGCAGTTCCTACAACGCCAGTTCCTGCAACGCCAGTAATCGCTTGGAACGATATAACCTCTGCGCCCATTGTGCCAACAGCACCAGTCGCCACATTGCCGGTAATTGCCTTGGTGCTTGTGATGCCAACAGAGCCAATTGATAAAGTTGATGAATTTCCATCTTCAGCAATTGAAATTGTTGGTGTTATTGATCCAACCGCCAGGCTAGATGCATTGCCTGTAACCGCCTTGGTTGATGCTGGTATGACTGAGTCAACAGCGCAAGTGGCTGCATTACCTGATAGCGCAATAGTTCTAGATTGGGTAACAGAACCAATTGATAGAGTGGATGAATTACCATCCTCAGTAATTGTGTTTACTGGGCTAACAGTACCAATAGATAGGGTTGATGCGTTTCCAGTGATAGCAACAACGCGGGAAGTTGTGACTGTGCCTACATTGCCTGTAGCGACATTCCCATCTTCTTGCTCTGAAATGTTGACAAGTAATGTGCCAACAGCACCAGTAGCCTGGTTGCCATCGGCAACGACAAGGCCAATTCCATAATTGCCCCTGCCGTATATGCCACGCCCATAAGCAGCCATGCCGCTGCCCCTTGGTTAAGCCAGCCTGATCAGGCCAGTGCTTGCATCATTGGTCGGCATGGTCAACGTAAATGTTCCAGCAGTCACTGTCTGACTGCCAAATGTGTGGACGCTGACTGCCTTGTTTGACTGAGTCGAGTTATAGATCAAGACCGCGTCAAAGGCTGTAGATAGGGTTACAGAGCTGTAGCTGATGCTGGCGCTTGGAGTTACAAACGCTGTAGTTCCGCTGGTGCTTGGCGCAGTTCCAAATGTCACTGTAACGCCGCCTGCGGTGTATCCTGTGCCTGTCACTTCGCCTGTGGAGCTGTAAGCTGTAGTTGAAGCATTGACAGTGGCAGAAGCCAAGTACAAGGCTGCCTTGAAAGTGTCGGCTGTAGTGGCAGCGCGGATCACGCCAGTGCCAAAGTTATGGTGGCCGACAAGCAGCTCACCCTTGAAACTGGTACACATTGCTTGCGTATTGGCCATGATTTATCCTTTAAATTTGTTGACTGATTCCATCAGCAAAGACACCGCGCTTGAGCGCCATGTTGACAGATCGATGTACCATCTCACCAGCAAGCCAATACTCTACCCAACTTGTTGTCTCGGTATCGTTCTCAACAGACCCCTCACGCTTCTCAAGCAATGAGTCATCCATCTCGCCTTTGGTGGTGGTAACTATCATCCAAATGTCCTTGCTCTTGACATAATTGCGCCGCCGGATGTAGAACCACGATCATCTGCAATCTGCAATTGATCTAGTCCTGCCTGATACAGCGATGACCATACAGAGATTCTCGCATCGTCTTGGAGGTATGGCGCAGCCTGTAAAAGTGATCCATACAAATACACATCAGGCGCTTGAGTCAGCAGCCAGTTGGTTGTATTCGTATTTGATAACTTAGTCAACTTGGCGTAATAGACCAGCTCGGCGGTGTACTCACCATCAGGAATTGGCAACAGTCTAAATTGACCTCCAACCACGCTGAAATACAGTGGCTTGCCGCTGGACAAGTAAGTCGTATTCGACAAAGAATCCATTGCGTCAATGGTTTGGAATGTCAGGTTAGTAACTGGATTGGTATTGATCTTGATGGCTTTGACTTCCAAGAAGTCATCAGGCACTGTGCCATATTCAGCAGCAGCCGCAAATGTTGCATTGGCACGCACAATCATTTGGCGCGTACGCAACTGGCGCTCAATCTGAGCCTCTGCCAAGCTGACAAAGTCTGAAATAGCAGTCGCCAAATCAGTGCGGTTTAGCCAGTCGCCAACCGAGGTCTTCAGCTCCGCATAAGTCGTGAGTGCCATCAGGTAACCTTTTCAGTTTCTTGGACTTCACGCATCACCCAAGTATGGTCATGCTTGAATTCAAACATCCCAATGTGGCCGATTTCCTTGCTCACATCGTGATCAATCCATATCTTAAAGCCTGCATCTCTGGCTTTCTTACAGAAGAAAACATCCTCGCCAATGTACCCACGCTTGTCATGACGCCATGGAGTCTCAAACCAAGGCTCGGCCAACTTTGCAAAGACATTGGCCTTGATCAGCATCACGCCCATGCCAACCGATCCAACTTCTTGCAGGCCAGTTGATTCGGGCATCGTATAGACCAGCTCACGCTCGCCATTCTCTTTATAAATCTGTGCGGTTGGTCCTGTTGGCATACGTCTGCGAGCGCAGTTTGTCGCCACAATATCCAAGTCATGTTGCAGCAAACGCTCAATCATGTCATGCGGAAACCGCATATCAGAATCAATAAAAAGCACATGGGTGCATTTTTCACGCATCGCGTCTAGGCACAATTCAGCTCGCTGATTGGCGATAAGCGTCCCCTGCGATATTTTCAAGCTGATGGCATCATTGGTGTTCAATGTGTGGTTAGCCACCATATTGACAAGATCA